GGCACGTTTAAGGTATTAGACCTACCTCAATACGAGTTCACAGGCGTTGACTCAATTACAGGCGAGTTTCTTTTTAATGTAAATGAGCCTCGACCTAACCAAATTATTTATGCGTGCACAGGTACAAACGTCAATTTTGTAGTTGACTATTCTGGCACAATTACTTATACACAAGTTTGCACTTGGGTGTCTGCAACCGATGTTGAGGATTGGCTAGGTATTGGTACAGCCACCGCCGCTGATGCCACGTTTTTAACATTGTGTGCCGCAGCCGCGTCAGCATTTTGTCATCTCAGGAGACAAGAGTGCGGCTACCACGACTCATTAACAGTGCTGCCCTCAACAGCCGTAGGTTTAGGCACACGCGCTTATGGCGGTTTCTTGTATCGCCAAAGAGGATCGGTTTCGGACTATGCGATGATGGATGGCATGGTCTCTGGTGGCTCTAACGGCCTTAGCCCAATGATTAAACAGTTGCTAGGTGTTAACCGCGCACAGGTTGCCTAATGCCTACACCAGTTGCCTACACAGATCTTTTTAACACGGCCCTAGACAACCTTGCAGCCACGTTAGGCGCAATTACTGGTCTTGCCGTTGTAACTGATCCGCGTAATATCTCGCCACCTTGCGTTTTTATTGATGCACCATCCTTTACAGGTTTTAGCCGTGCCGTGTTTACGCTGTCATATCCGGTCAGGTTGTTGACTCTTGGGCCGGGCAACTTGGATGCTCAACGTAGCCTTATGAATTTGGCAGCCAAAGTTGTGAGCGCCAAGATAGGTGTCACAGATGGTAGGCCAACTATTGCTATCATCGGTGGTAGCGAGTTAGCAGCGTATGATCTTAATATCAATGTGCAGGCACAAAGTTAGGACACAGACATGGCATATGTAATTGCATCACCAAGATTGGGCATAGTAGGCGACACCTATGAACCTACCGATGACGTAAACATTGAGGCTCTTATTGAGGGTGGTTTTATCAAATCCACCATTAAGACCACAAAATCTGATAAACCTAATAAAGACACCAACGAGGAGAATTAACCGTCATGGCAACAAGCACTTACCTATCTAACCCAGTAGTCACAATCAACGCAGTTGACATGACCGATCAATGCTCAACCGCAGTTTTGACTCGCGTCATTGAGAGTCTGGAATCAACTTCCTTTGGCCAAACAAACAGGTCTTACGTCGGCGGGTTGGAGAACTCCACACTCACCGTGACAATGTACAACTCTTTTGCTGTTTCAGAAACTTACGCTACACTTAAGGCTCTTGTTGGCACACAAGTAACTGTAAAGATTAAGCCAACATCGGCTGCCACATCAGCCACTAACCCTGAGTCAAGTTTGACAGCGGCCTACATGGAGTCATTGCCAATCATTAACGGCCAACTTGGCGCACTTGACACAATTGATATTACATTTACTGGTGGCGCATACTCAGTAGCAGTCGCTTAATAATTCTCGCCGGCAACGGCCCGACACGAAAGAAGCAAGATGCAATTAAGACTTAAAGCCACGTTTAACGATGGCACAACGAACGAAGTTGTAACCAATCTTTCAACTGTTGTGGCATGGGAACGCAAATACAAACGCAAAGCCTCAGAGATGGCATCAGGTATTGGTGTCGAGGATTTGGCTTACTTGTGTTACGAAGCAACACGCGCATCTGGTACTACCGTGCCCGGCACACTTGATCAATTCATCACGTCACTCTTAAGCATTGATGTCTTGGAGACACAAGACCCAAAAGCGGACACGGCTCAGTAAGGCGAGCGCTGGCAGAGATTGTCGTTGCCACCGGTTACTGGCCGCCAGAGATTACATTTGAGGCAGACGACATGAACGCCGTAATTGAGATACTTAACAAGCAACGCGGCAGCCGCTAATGGCTAACGTGCCTAATGTAAGGATCACCGGCATCAAAGAGGCTCTTGCTGAATTAAACAGCATTGACCCTACATTTAGACGTGAGATAACTAAACGCATTAAAGGCGCTGGCGAGCAAATTATTAGTGACGCTCGATCAATGGTCGCATCATTTCCAAACTCACTCAGCAACGGTGCACCGCTGTCTGGCATGGTGCGCGGCAATCTTATTAAAGGCCGAGAAACAAATTGGAAAACAAGTCAAGTACAAAAAGGATTTAAGGTCAAAGTTGGCAAGCGCGCAAGCAAAGAGCGTTACGTTAATTTTGATCGAGGTGGTTATACAGAGCAAGTTGTTTACGGCGCAAAGCCATACCAGTTAATGACGATACAACAAGCCGATGCAGCCGGCGCAATTTATGACCACGCAGGTAGAAACACCTCGTCAAGATTTGTTAGCAACCTGAACGCTGAGGTAGGTAGAGAACCAAGAGCAATTGATAAAGCCGTGGAAAAAGGCCGTGTACCAGTAACACTAAAAGTGCTTGCTGTAGTGCATGATGTAGAAAAAGCAATCAACAGAAACCTAAAGGTTAATTATGGCAATTAACATACCGATCCTTACAAGTTTTGTGGACAAAGGTGTTAACGCTGCCGAAAAAGCGTTCGGCGGTTTAAGCAAATCAACAATGATTGCTGGCGCTGCAATCGCTGGCGCGACAGTAGCCGTTGCCGCTTTTGCCTATAAGTCAATACAAAAAGCATCAGATTTTAATGAGGCAATAAGTAAAAACACAGTCGTGTTTGGTGCAATATCTAAAGAGGTTGAGAACTTTGCACAGACCGCTAATCGTTCTTTAGGCATCGGCGAGACAGCCGCGTTGCAGGCTGCCGGTACGTTTGCAATGTTTGGTAAGTCCGCTGGTCTTGCTGGCAAAGAACTATCAGATTTTAGTATTAGTTTTGTAACACTTGCTGCCGACCTTGCATCGTTTAGCAACACAAGCGTTGATGATGCAATTGCTGCAATTGGATCAGCGTTGCGCGGAGAGGCAGAACCATTACGCAAATACAACGTCTTACTCGATGATATGACTCTTAAAGCGGCTGCAACAGAATTAGGTATCTATTCTGGCAACGCGGCGCTTACAGCACAACAAAAAGTATTGGCTGCACAAAAAGTTATATTTGACCAAACATCAGACGCGCAAGGTGATTTCAGTAAGACTTCAAGCGGATTAGCAGCGCAACAAAAAATACTTAGTGCAACAATAGAAAACATCCAAACAAATCTTGGTCAAGCCTTTTTACCTATATTCTTAAAAGCCGTCAAGTTTTTTAACGATGAAGTTTCGCCAGCGTTTGAGCGTGTTGCTGAGGTTATTGGTGAAAAGGGTCTTGTTAAAGGTATGCAACAAGCCTTGTTTGAGATGGGTTCATTTGGTCCGGGCATGGTTAATGCGTTTAAGCAAATTGCTGTCACATCGGCTAAAGCCGCAAACGTCTTGTACCGCTTTGGTCTTGTAACTGCTGCTGTTATCGCTCCAAGTATTACTCAAAAAATAAGTTTATTATCTAAAGCGTTTGACACTTTAATTGACGTTGGTGCACTTGAGGCAAGTTTTGACTCGTTTAGCGCTGGCATTATGAACATGGGTAGCGCCTCTGATTACAGCAGTTTTGCCGCCAAAAAACTTGCAGAGGATGCCGAAGCCGCAGCAGAAGCACTTAAAGATTTGCCGCCAGCAGGTACATCAGACAAGTTAAAGAAAATGGCTGATCGAGTTAAAGCGGTTGCCAGCGCATTAGACAAAGAATTAAACAAAGCGCTTGATGATGCAAAAGACAAACTTAAAGAAGCACAAAACAATTTTGATGATTTTTCTAAGTCTGTAAAAGAGGGTATTAAAGACGGATTTAGTTTTGGAAAAGTTTTATCTGATGCGGCAGAACAATCAAAAACTTTAGCAACAGCAATTAAAGAATCAAAAACAGCAATAGCAGAAGGATTAAACAAAACTTTAGACATTGCAACTGATCAACTTAAAGACGCAAAAACAGCGTTTGCCGATTTTGCAAAAACTGTATCTAATGGTATAAAAGAATCATTTAGTTTTAAGCAAGCCAACGAAGGCAAAGACGGATTTATTACAGGTTTGCGTGACCAAGTAAAAGCAATTAAAGAATATAACGCAGACATACAATCGTTACTACAACGTGGTTTGTCTCAAGAAGCATTAAAACAAGTTTTGGCTGCCGGCTCAGAATCAGGTGCGTTAATAGCACGCAATTTGTTAACAGGTGCTCAAGAGGACATTACAGGCCCTCAGGGCGTTAACGCTCTTGTTGCATCGGTAATGCAAACAGCCAATCAATTAGGTCTTGACACGGCTAACAAGTTTTATGGTGAGGGTGTAAGTTCTGCACAAAAGTATTTTGACGGAATTAAGAGCCAGTTTGATCAAGCAACTGAGGCAGTTAACGCGGTAGAAGCCGGCACAAATGTAACGTCAGGTTTTCTTGAAGGTCTCAATTCACAAATTGATGGCATTAAAACTTACGGCGATGACATCAACACATTGTTGCAACGAGGTATATCTCTTGACGCGTTACAGGCAGTGCTTGATGCTGGCGGTGAATCCGGTGCAGCCATTGCACATGAGTTGGTACTCGGCGCACAAGAAAACATTACAGGCCCAACAGGCGTCAATGCGTTAGTAAAATCAGTTAACGATGTAGCAGACCGAATTGCTTTGGCAGCCGCCAATCAATGGTATGGCGCTGGTGTGTCCAACGCACAATCATATTTGCAAGGTATTGAGGCTGCATTTGCTGAGGCACAGAAACGGCTTGCCAAAAAAGGTCTTACGTTGTCAGACATTAAAGGCATATCAGCATCCTTTAGTGGTGCTCTTGCAGGCCCATCGGTAACACCTATAACACCATCACGACCAGAATCAGGTGGTGGCGTACCGGGCGGCGGTGTAGTCATTAACGTAAACGGTGTTATGAGTAACGCCGCAACAGGCCAAGCCGTACTAGACAACCTTGTAGAATACTCACGGGTGTACGGCCCACTTAACTTGGCGATCAGGTAATGCCCGGTGCAGCCGTCATCTCAGGTGGCGATTACCTACTAGAACTCTCAACAGGTTACGACTCATCAGCGTTCTACTTGGATGACTCAACGCTGAACGGCACAGATGTACTAGACGGCGATGGTTTAGATTATGTAGATATCTCAAACCTTGTGCAAGACATCACGGTTAGTCGAGGTCGTAAACGTCCGCGCGATGTGTTTGGGCCGGGCCAGATGTCGGTGTCAATTAACATACCAAAAACAAACCGTGACCTAGACCCATTTAATACCTCTAGCCCGTATTACAACACGCTCACAGACCAGCCCGGATTAGCACCATTACGAGACATCAGGCTAAGCCGTAACGGTGATCGCATTTTTACAGGCAAAATTACTACGTTTAATCAACAATACACAATGGATGGTTTAACCCAATACGCCGTATTTGCTGCCGATGATATCTTTACCCTGTCACAGGGTTTTTTACCCGAAACCGTGACTACAAGCCAAACCTCGTCAGCGCGCATTACAGCCGTTTTAAGCGCCGCTGCCTACACAGGCACTACATCGGTTACGGCCTCTCCTACAGCCACGCTAGGCGCTTACACAATCGCCTCTGGCACTAACGTAAACGCCTACCTTAACCGCATCCAAGAGGCAGAACAAGGCCGCATCTTTTGCAGCCGCACAAACGTCTTGACAGCACAATCCAGAACAGGAACAACCCTTTCAGCACCTATTGCTACGTTTACTGATGCAGGTGGCGCGTTTGACTATGACGTGCTACAAGTCGAGTTTGACCAATCACCAGTCATTAACAATGCCAACGTGACTATTGAGGTTGGAGGCACATTACAAAACGCTAACAACGCATCCTCAATTAGCCAATATTTTACGCAAACTCAAGCAATTACAGACAGTCTTTTAAGTAGTAATGGGCAGGCTGCAACCCTTGCCACATACCTACTTGTGCCAATACCGTTGCCACGTTTTACCAGCATCTCTACCAGTTTCATTACCCTTACTGAGCCACAAAAAACAGCCTTAACTACAAGCGAGATTGGTGACACCGTAAGTGCCGTTAAGACGTTTACCAGCGGTAGCCCCTTAACCATTACACAAGATTTAAGCGTTGAGGGTATAGAGCATCGTATTAACTTTGCAACCGGGCATCGAGTCACAATTTATACGGCAGCGACAACCGTACTCTCAGACCTAATTTTGGATGACCAGACTTACGGCATCATCAACTCAACTAACGCATTAGGGTAAAGTACAACTATGACTACGCCTTTTCCATTTGTAGCAAACACGGTGCTTACCGCAGCACAGTTAAACGCAATTACTACGTTGCCTATTTCTGCAAAAACTGCTAGTTACACGCTTGTTGTCGGTGACGTTGGTACACGCGTACAAATGACTAACGCATCAGCAACAACAATCACGGTCAACACAAGCATTTTTAGTGCTGGTGACAGTGTGTTTATCTACAACGCAGGAAGCGGCACTTGCACGGTGACTGCTGGTACGGCAACTGTCTCGACATCTGGATCGTTAGCGTTGGCGCAATATGGAGGTGGCACGCTGTTATTTACTAGTGCTAGCGCTGCTACTTTTTTTAGCGGTGGGGCAGCCAATGTAACGCTGCCTGTAGATGCGCTTATCGTTTCTGGTGGCGGGGGCGCGGGAAAGTTTGACAACTCGGCAGGCTCAGGTGCCGGGGGCGCGGGCGGAATGTTTACTAAATCATTTGGTTTAGATTCTGGCACATACACAGTGACGGTTGGATCAGGTGGTGCAGGCTCGGTAACAACTCGCACAAACGGAACTAACGGAACAAACTCAACATTTATTTTGAGTACAACTGGCGGGGGATCGGGCGGCGGTTTAACCGCTGGAGCCGCAGGTGGATCGGGAGGCGGGGGCGCTGACACATCTGGCGGAGGTACAGGAACTACAGGTCAGGGATCAAATGGTGGATCTGCAACTACCTTTACTGGCGGAGCGGGAGGCGGTGGAAAGGGATCGGTTGGAGGCAATTCTTCACTCAACACGGGTGGCTCGGGTGGATCGGCAGCAACAAACGATTACACAGGCGCAACCATTAGTTATGCAGGCGGGGGGGGAGGTGGCGGAATTACTACAGGCGGCACGGCGGGAACAAATGCAGGAAATGGCGCGTCAGGCCCGGGAACAGTTGCAGGTAGCAACGCAACAGCCAATCGAGGCGGAGGGGGCGGAGGATCAACAGGTTTAGGAGCGGGTGGAAATGGGGCGTCAGGCGAAATAGTTATCAGGTACAAAACAGCAGACGCATCTGGTTACACAATTACAACAACAGGTTCACCAACAACAGGCACATCAGGCATTTATAGTTTTATTCAGTACACCTCTACAGGAACATTGGTGATCGCATAATGGCAAACTTTGCAGAAATGGAAAACAACATAGTTGTTGATGTCATAGTTGTTGCAAACGCAGATTGCGGCGATCTAGCGTTTCCAAACAGCGAACCAGTAGGACAAGAGTTCATTGCATCATGCGGCATCAAAGGCAACTTTTTGCAAACAAGTTACAACGGTACTTTTCGCGGTATTTATGCCGGCATTGGCTACACATACGATGTGGTTAACGATGTGTTTGTTGCACCACCAGAGCCACCGATTGACCCAGCATGACCGTAAATAATCTGCCTAAGTTTGTTATTTTGCTTGTCGGCTTGCTATGTCTTACCGCGCTAATGATTGCAGACAAAATTGATATGGCATCAGGCGTGCCAATGCTGACAATGATTATTGGCTACTCAATTGGCAACGGTGTTAACGCTAAACAAGGCGGCGAGTCAAGCAACGTGTTTGGCAACAAACGCAAACAGTGATACCTGCCAACCCTAAGATCGTTGGCTCTAGGCCGTACACAGGTAACAGTGACGGCGCTGCTGCTGGCCCATTACCCGGCATGGATGAGTGGATACGACAAGCAATCAAATACGGTGGCGGCGCGTTTTGGAATAACGGCAGTTGGGGAATACGCAATATGCGCGGCTCAGAAAACTTAAGTGTGCACGCCACAGGTCGAGCCGTTGACCTGTCGTACAGGCCGTCAGAAAAATACCC